CTGCTCTCGCACTCTACCATCTTGTATGCGACCCGCCCGGCGGGCAGATTTACTGCTGCGCGGCCGACCGTGGGCAGGCGGAGCTCGTGTACAAGGCGGCGCTCGGGATGATCGAACAGGAACCGGAGTTTGAGGGCGTCCTGAAGGTGCTGGATAGCCGCAAGGAGATCAAGAACCTGAACACCGGCACCGTACTCAAGGTTCTTTCTGCCGAAGCGTATACCAAACACGGCATTAACCCTACAGTCGTCATCTTTGACGAATTGCACGCGCAGCCGAACCGCGACCTGTGGGACGTGATGACCTTTGGCGCCGGAGCAGCGCGGAAGGAACCGCTCTGGTGGGTCATCACGACGGCCGGTGATGATCCAGACCGGAAGTCGATCGGCTGGGAAATCCACGAGTACGCTCGAAAGGTACGGGACGGCGAGCTGAACGACCCGCATTGGTATGTGAAAATCTACGGGTTGCCAGAAGACGCGGAAGAACAGGGAATCGATATATTCGACGAAAAGGTTTGGTATCAATGCAACCCGTCTCTGGGGCATACAATCAGCATTGAATCCGTTCGGCAAGAGGCGCTAACCGCTCGCAACAGCGAGGCGGCAAAGCGTCTTTTTTGCTGGCTGCGGCTGAACATGTGGGTCAGCCTAAAGCGCACAGGTTGGCAGCCGCTCAGTCTATGGGACAAAACCGAAGGTGATTGGGGGCGCGCAGAACTCGTCGGGAAGAAGTGTTATCCCGGTATCGACTTGTCCAGCACGACAGACCTCACGGGTGTCGTGTATCTATTCCCGCCACAGGAAGGCATCCCGGATTGGCGGTTTATCATGGAGGCGTGGATTCCTGAGGACAGCATGAAGGAGCGCGTCCGCAGGGATGGAGTACCCTATGATCGCTGGGTGAATCAGAAATTCCTGCATGCCACCCCTGGCGAAGTCATCGACTATGATTTCGTCGAGGCCCAGTTGCTAGCGGCCAACTCGACCTATGAGATCCCGGCTGCCGGTGCGGACCCGTGGAACAGCCGGATGCTGACTCAGCGTCTGATGCGTGCTGGCATGGAAGTGGTCGAAATCCCGCAGAACATGAAACATCTGTCGCCAGCCATGAAGATGATCGAACATCTCATGAAAACCGGGAGGATGACACACGAAAAGCACCCGGTTGGCCGTTGGTGCTGGGGAAATGTTGTCGTGGCGGTGGATGGAAACGAAAACATCAAGCCCATGAAAAACAAGTCCAAGGAGCGTATTGACCTTACGGTTGCCCTTATAAACGCTATGGCCACAGCAATGCTGTTTGAGGAAATCAGCTTGGATGTATCTGAGTTTGCAGATGAACAATTCTTAGACAAGCTGTGGGGCTGACGAAAGGTGGTGAGAAATTGGGGATCAAAGACTATGCTCGGCGCTGGCTTGGGATCGACGAGAAGCGCGAAACACTGGAACTTAACGTTGATGACCGGCGTCTTGCTGAAGTGCTAGGGATTGACCTGGACAATATCAACGTCAAAGGCAAGGGCGCACTCAAGGTCGATACCGTGTACGCCTGTATTCGGATCCGCTCCGAGTCGGTGGCAAAATTGCCGCTGAAAGTGTACCAAGAGGACGACTTTGGCGTGCGGAAGCAGAGCAGCCACAACGTCGCGCAACTGTTGCGGCTCCGACCTAATCCGTTTATGTCGGCGTATGACTTTTGGAAAGTGACGGAGACGCAAAACTGCTTGTATGGCAATGCGTTCGTCAACATCGAATTTGACACCCGCACTGGCAAGCCGATAGCTCTTTGGCCGATTGACGCTCAAAAGGTGACAATTTACGTTGATGACGACACCGGCATATCGGGCATCATGCAACCACGCTCACGGCTATGGTACGTGGTTGATCTCGGTTATGAGCAGCGTAAGATTGCTGCGGATGAGATGTTACATTTTCGCGGCGGGCTGACGCTAAATGGGATCGTTGGACTTTCGCCGATCGACCAGCTTCGGGCGTCGATCGAGAATCAGGCGCAGGCCAACGAGTTTGTGAACAAGTTTTTTAAGCAAGGGCTGCAAGTCAAAGGGTTGGTGCAGTATGTCGGCGATCTCAATGAGGAAGCCAAACGGACTTTTCGGGAAAAGTTCGAGGCGATGTCTTCCGGATTGAACAATGCACACCGGATTGCACTTATGCCGATTGGGTACAAGTTTGAGCCAATCGCGATTACGTTAGAAGACGCTCAATTTATCGAAAACGCGCAGCTCACCATCCGGCAGATTGCGGCAGCATTCGGGATCAAGATGCACCAACTCAACGATCTAAGCCGGGCAACGTACAACAACACGACAGAACAACAAAAGGAATTCTACACCGACACACTCCAGCCAATCCTTACTGGATATGAGCAGGAGTTGACATACAAGTTGTTCCTCGATGACGAAATCACGGACGGCTTTTTTATTCGGTTTAACGCGGATGCGATTCTTCGGGCTGATATCAAGTCTCGATACGAGGCGTACAAGACGGCGATTCAATCAGGCTTTATGACACCTAACGAGGCGCGAGAATTGGAAGAAAGGCCGCCAAAGCCTGGCGGAGATGATCTCATCGTCAACGGCAACATGGTCAAGTTGACAGAAGTAGGCGCAGCATACCGGAAGGGAGGTGGTGGAGCTGAAGGACAAGGAGAAGAAGGTGCCGGAGAAGGAAATTCGAGCGCTGCCGACAACGATTGAGGTTCGAGCCGTCGAAGGCGAGGAAGGTAAACGCACCATCACCGGGAGCATTAAGTATGAGACGGACAGCGAGGACTTTGTAGACTGGTACGGCGATACATGGGTTGAGCAGATAGCTTCAGGCGCATTTTCCGAGTCGCTTAAAACTCGCAACGTTGTCGGCTTATGGAGTCATGATACATCGCAAGTACTTGGAAATACCAAGTCCGGCACACTGCGAATCTTTGACGGAGAAAAGGAACTCCGCTTTGAGCTGGATATCCCAAACACAACAATTGGCAACGACGCTTGGGAACTGATCCAGCGCGGAGATGTTGACGGTGTGTCGTTCGGGATGCGGGTGACCAAAGACAAGTGGTCTACTGAAAAACGCAACGATAAGAAAGTGTATAAACGCACGATCTTAAATGCCGAGCTGTACGAGATCAGTCCCGTAGCGTTCCCGGCTTACCCGGCCAATGAAGTCAGCGCTCGCGGTCTGGAGGAATTCAAAGCTTCCGAACAACGTGCCGCTGACAAGTACGAAGCTGAAAAGATTTTGCTTGAGCTCGACCTTTACGGTTGAGTTTTTTGATTACCTAAAAACTATCAGGAGTGTGAAGTAAAAGTGACAAAAGAATTACGTGCATTGCTGGCTAAGTTGGACGCAACAAAACAAGAAGTCCGCAGCCTGCTTGCTGAGGACAAGGTGAAAGAGGCAAAGGAAAAAATGGAGGAAGTCCGGTCGCTGCAAGAGAAGGTTGATCTCCAGCGTGAGCTGGAGGAGACGGAAGCACGCGGGCTGGGCGGTACTGAACTGAAGGACGACGGCAACGTCGAAGAGCGCGACATGAAGGAACTCGAAGCCGAGTATCGCACGATCTTCCTGCGCGGTATCCGCCGGCGCCCAATCACGGCAGAACAGCGCTCCATCATCGCTGAATACGAGCGCCGCGCCGTTATGAACGAAGGCAACACCAACCCGGCCATTCCGGATGGTGATGTCGGTATCGTTGTGCCGCAAGACATCCAGACGCAAATCAATACGCTGATGCGTGAGTGGAACGACTTGTCGCAGTATGTCACGGTTGAAAACGTAACTGCTCTTTCCGGTTCCCGCGTCCTTGAATCTGATGCAGACATGACGCCGTTTGCGGATGTCGATGAATACGGCGTGATCCAAGAAACGGACAATCCGAAGTTCACGCCGATCACGTACAAAGTCAAGAAGCGTGCCGGATACTTGCCGCTGACAAACGAACTGCTGGCCGACAACGACGCCAATCTGCTCAACTACGTGACCAACTGGATCGCACGGAAGGCGGCGCATACGCGCAACACGCACATCATTGCGCTGCTTCGCACGCTGACGCCGCAGCCGCTGGCAGATGTGAAGGCGATCAACACGGTGCTGAATGTTGGACTCGATCCGGCAATCAGCCTGTCCTCGATCATCCTGACCAACCAGGACGGTTTCAATTGGCTGGATAACCAAGTTGACGGTATGGGTCGCCCGATCCTGCAAGAGGACATCACGCAACCGGGCCGTAAGCTGTTCAAAGGCCGTCAGATTGTTGTGGCCAGCAACCGTCACCTGCCGTCCGTGGACGATAAGGCTCCGATGATCATCGGCAACCTCAAACAATTCATGGTACTGTTCAATCGTCGCTTCTTCGAACTCGCGTCCACACGCGAAGGCGGCGATGCATGGCGCCGCGATACGACGGAGTTGCGGACGATTATGCGCGACGATTACGTCAAGTGGGACAGCGCTGCGGCTGTATTCGGCGAAATCGACCTGGCGCCGACGCCGTAATGAGAGGCGGGTTAATCCCGCCTCTTTTCCCTACTTGGAGGTGATCAAGTGGCAAAAGTAATTCGGGCGTTCCGTGAGCGGTATCATGACATGAAGCGCTATAATGTTGGCGATGAATACCCGGAAACCGATATGGGCCGAGTGACCTACTTGGTGAAGATGGGGTATTTGGCCGAGCCGGAGAAACCCGCCGAGAGACCGAAGCGCAAGAAAGGCGCTGATGCCGATGGCGATTTTGACGCTTGAAGAGACAAAACAGTGGTTGCGAATAGATGGGAATGACGAAGATGCCATAATCGAAAGGCTGATTGGAGCCGCCGAAGAATACCTGCACAATTCCGTTGATGTCAAATTTGACAACACGAATCATCTTGCCGGACTCTTTTGTCTTGTTCTTTGTGCGGACTGGTACGAGAACCGTGATCTGATAGGCCAACAACCATCGGATAAGGTGCGGTTTACGTGCCAGTCCATCATGGCGCAACTCCAACATGCTTACAAGCCGGAGGAGGGATGACAAGGATGGATAAACTCTTAGTCAACCGCCTCAACAAGCGCGTGACGATCCAGCGTCCTATCGGACCCGACGATCCGCCTCCGCGTACTGACAAATATGGCCAACCTCTTGACACTTGGATAGATGTTGCAACCGTCTGGGCGGCGATAGAGCCGCTGCGGGGCCGCGAATACTTCTCTGCTCAGGCCGAACACGCCGACGTGACGACGCGGATCCGCATCCGTTACCGTGAGGGGATCGACCGGTCGATGCGGGTTAAACATGGCGATATCGAGTTTGAGATTCTGCACATCATCCATCCGGAGTTTGCAAAAAAGGAACTGCAACTCATGTGCAAGGAGCGACAGTGATATGCGAATTAGTGTTAAGCGTGAAGTTATTGAACTCCCACCTGTTGACGGTTGGAGACGATTTGCTCCCGGGAGACTCATTATTCAATGGGAGCGACAGTAATGGCCCGTAAATCAGACATCCTCGGCATGAAGGAGCTGGAGCGATCATTTCGCGAACTCGGCAAAGTCCCGCAGACGGTCGCCACGCAGTCAGCCCGTGCTGGTGGTAGGATTGCGCTCAAGGCGGCGAAAGCCAACGCACCGGAGGACACCGGGGAGTTGAAGTCCGGTATCATCCTGAAACGTGAGCGATCCCGCGTCAAGGGCAAAGCCGTTTACGACGTGATGATGGACCCGGCCAAGAACGACATCTTTGTAAAGACAACGAAAGACGGCAAGCGGTATTATTACCCGGCGTCGCAGGAATACGGCTTTCTCACGCGGGACGGTGGATATGTTCCGGGCTATCGGTTCCTGCGGCGAGCCATCGACGAGAATGCGGAACAGATAGAAAGGCGTGTTCTTGAAGTCGCCGGCAAAGAAGTGGACAAGGCTTTGCGGAAGGGAAGGTGATGCGGGTGGATTTTGAACCGGCTCTTGTGCAAGAACTTAAAACCATCACAGCACTGGAGAATCGCATTTACCCGCTCACCGCACCGGAAGCAACCGCATCTGGCGGCGTCCCGTACCTGATTTACTCTAGCAGCGAAGGATTAAGGGACAAGACGCTCGGCGGCCATCTGGAATCCAAAGAAGTCCGCGCAGAACTCAACATCATAGCCAAGCGTTACAGCGACATGAAGGCGATCACGAAACAGGTGATCGCCCTTCTTATCGGCTTCGAAGGGCGGCAAATCGGCACTGACGGGCCGTTCATCGAGGAATTGACCTATCAGATGCCGGTCGAGATGTACGAAAGCGAACCGGGCTTATACCGGTGCGTGGTGGAATTTTCAGCATACCTAAGGGGTGATTAAATTGCCGAAACAAAGGGCATTGGGAACCAAACTCCTGATCGGTGATCCGGGGGTGCCCGTTGGGCATCTTACGTCGATTTCGTCCCCGTCGATGTCGCAGGAGACGATTGATGTTACGACGCTTGACAGCGCCGGGGAATTCCGGGAATACATCGGTGGTTTTAAGGACGGCGGCGAAGTCACCGCCTCTGGATACTTCGACCCTAGCGACCCCGGACAGCAAGCCGTCTACACAGCTATGGAAAACAGCACGGTCGAAAAGTTCACGATTCAGTTTCCTGCTAGCATGGGTGCGTCGTGGGAGTTTGACGGTGTTGTGACGTCGTTCCAAACGACAGCTGAACTGGAGGAAGCTATCGGATTCGAAATCACGATCCAAGTTTCCGGTAAGCCCACGCTGACGCTGCCAACGGGCGGCTAATCGGACAAGCCCGGGGCAAAACGCTCCGGGCTATCATTTACAACGGGAGGAATGGATTTTTATGACCAAACAAAACAACGATGTCGTTATCATCCAACTTGGTCGTCCGCGTGAACTGCGATACGGTCATAAGGCTCTGAAAACTCTTGCAGCACTCACCGGAAAATCCCTTGAAGACTTGGAAAACCCGACATTTAACGTCGAAGACATCGAAAAAATCATCTACTGCGGTCTTCTTTCCGACGCTCGCAAAAATAACGAAACCTTGAGACTTGAGGACATGGAAGACCTTCTGGATCAGGCTCCGTCATATCAGCATATCATCGAGAAAATGCAAGAAGCATTCGCGGCCGCATTCGGCCCGGTGGCGGAGGGAAACGGTTCGGGGGAGAATCAAAACCCTGGGACTGGGACGAAAGCCTAAAAGCGGCGTTTAGAGTTGGCATCTCATTGGATGAGTACAACGAGATGACGCCACACGAACTAAACCTGCGGATCCAGGTTTACAATGAGGAAAATCTGGAAAAAGGCGAAGAGGAACTTGTCATTGCTTATCTGACAGCCTACTGGAACCGCGTGCGGCGGATGCCGAATCTTAAAAACATTCTCAGCAGCATCAGACCACGCGAGGAAATGTCAGACGAGCAGTTGCTCGCACAGATCAAAGCCATGAATGCCGCGATGGGTGGAAAGGTGCAAATCAAGAGGCAGGAGTAATCCCGCTCTTTTTATTGTCCGAAAGCGAGGTGGGAAAATGCCGGTAGTCCGTAACCTGTTGGTGCGTGCCGGCGCGGACTTTAGCGCGTTGCGCAAAAGTGTGCAGCAAGTCCAGCGCGACATGGACCGGTTCAAGCGAAACGTAGACCGTACCATGCGGAACGTAACAACGGCATTGGCTTCCGTCGGTGTGACGCTTGGTCTTGGCGCTGCCGTAAAAGAGGCGATGCAGTTCGAGGCGGCAATGCAACAGATCGACCGTCTCATGGGTGATAGCGCGGATGTGTTTCGTCGGTGGGTATACGAGCAAGCCGCTTCGTTCGGTATGGCGCGTTCCGAGGCGGTTAGGTACGGCGCGACATACGCAAACCTGATTAGCACGTTCAGCCGCTCGACCGCAGAGGTTGCGCAGCGTACCGAGGAAATGCTCCGCGCATCCGCCGTCATTGCCTCCAGTACTGGCCGCACGATGGAGGACGTGATGGAGCGGATTCGGTCTGGACTCTTGGGCAACACAGAGGCTATTGAAGACCTCGGCGTGAACGTGCAAGTTGCCATGCTGGAATCCACCAAGGCGTTTCGTGATTTTGCTGGAAACAGATCGTGGGAACAACTTGATTTTCATACCCAGCAAACGATTCGCTACTTTGCGATTCTGGAGCAGGCCGCCGCAAAATACGGCGTTGAACTTGCACAGAATACGTCTTCGCGCCAAGCTGCTTTTGTCGCACAACTGAAAAACGCTCAACTTGCTCTCGGACAAGCGTTCTTGCCTATATACAACGTCATTCTCCCGGCCCTGACACGGTTTGCTACTGCTCTTGCAAATACAATGAACACAATCGCCCAGTTTGTTGCGGCGCTGTTCGGGTATGAACAAGCCAAGCAGCAGACCGAAGCGACGGTGGCACAAGCGGGGGCAGTATCCGACTTGGGGGATGCCTACGAAAAGGCCGGGAAGCAGGCAAAGCGGGCCGTAGCCGGTTTTGACCAGCTTAACCTTATCAGCAGCGCTTCTGCCAACGCTGGTGGCGACGGTGCAGGTGGCGTTGCGGCCCCTGTAGAGGCGTCGGGCGGCCCTCTCGCTAAAGTAGGAGAAACGATGAGCCAAGTATCCCAACGTGCGCGCGAGATGGCCGAGAGAGTACGGCAGGCATTTGGAAATCTGGCACAGTTCATCAAATCCAACTCCGACATCATCATTGCCGCACTTGCTGGCGTTGGCGCAGGAATCCTGACGGGCCTGCTTATTACCAAGTGGGGCACAATTACGGCCACCGTAACAAAGGCCGTCGCGGCTATACGCACGGCATTTGTTGGTCTCGGCGCGGCGATCGCCGGGGCAAATTGGTGGATCGTGGCTATCGTCGCTGCTGTGGCGGCACTTGTGGGTGCTTTTGTGTATTTCTATCGCACAAACGAGCAGTTCCGCGGATTCGTGGATGGCATCCTTCGCGCAATCGGAGAGGCTACTGAGTGGCTGTGGCAGAACATCATGGTGCCATTCGGACAATGGCTCGCCGAAGTCATGCCGAAGGCGTGGGGTGCCGTGAGTGAGGCTGCGGAATGGTTTTGGAAGAATGTTCTAGTCCCGTTCGGTAATTTCCTCATGTGGTTCTGGAACAATGTGCTTGTTCCAGTCGGGCGAGTAATTGGCGAATTACTAACTATTGCGTTTGAAACATTAGCCAGTGTTGCAAAGGACTTTTGGGAGAATGTCCTGGTACCACTTGGAAATGCTCTTATTGAGATGTTTGGGCCTGCTGTGGAGGCTGTTTCGGCTGTACTGATGTTCCTTTGGAAAAACGTTTTTGTGCCATTTGGAAAATTCCTTGGTACTACGATCATGGCCGTTTTGAAAGCATTGACTGATGCTTTTGTTGCGTTGTGGCAAAGCACGCTCAAGCCGCTCGCAAATTTTGTGAAAAATGTCCTGATTGTTGTTTTCCGAAATGCGTTCGAGGGAATAAGTGGCGTTATTGACGGAATCAAGCGAACATTTATCGGCCTTATGAACTTTATCACCGGCGTGTTTACTGGTGACTGGAAGAAAGCATGGCAGGGTGTGAAAGACATTTTCGCTGGAATCATGAGCGGATTGTGGGCAGCAATCAAAACCCCGCTGAACATGATTATTGACGGTCTGAACGCGCTCATCAAAGGCATCAACAAGATCAAGATCGACGTGCCTGGTTGGGTCGAAGACCTGACCGGTTATAGCTCGTTCGGGTTCAACATCCCGCTGATTCCCAAACTCGCTCGCGGCGGTCTGGCATACGGACCCACGCTCGCCATGGTTGGCGACAATCCCGGTGCGCGGATCGACCCCGAAGTCATTGCTCCGCTGTCGAAGTTGGAGGGAATGATCGGGGGCGACAATCGGGAGATCGTGGATGTGTTGAAGTTAATTCTTCGCGCTATCCAAGATGGACGCAGCGTGAATGTATCGATCGACAAAAGAAGTGTTGGGCAAGCGGCCATTGATGTGATTCGCGATGAACACAGACGGACCGGCAAATTGCCGTTCCCGGTGTAATGGAGTGATAATATGCAACTTTTTATCAACGGCCAAGAGATTGCCGCATACCCCGCTCCCGGCGGCTTTCAAGTGACCATCCTCGACCTGGACGACGCCGACAGTACGACCCGGACCGCCGACGGTACGCTTAACAGGGAGCGTGTGGCCGTAAAAAGACAGATTGAAATGGAGTTCCCGCCTTTGACCATGGAGCAAATATCTGGCGTGCTGAAAGCTATGGAGGACACCTATTTCGAATTCACGTTCCCGGACCCAATGGAGGGCGATTACATTACCAGAACAATGTACGTCGGCAACCGCCCGGCGGCGATCCCGTTTGAAAAAAACGGCGTGATCTATTGGTCGGGACTCCGAATCACATTGACGGAGAGGTGAGAGTCAATGTCTGTCATAACAAACGGAGAATTAAGGGACTATTGGAAGAAAGTCGCAGACGCCGTGCTGAACAATAAAATGAACACATCCGACACCGCCGCGCAAACAGAATTGGCGCAGATTAAGGCGGCGTTGGGCGGGTTGCTGAACGTATCGGACGCTGAAGTTCGAGCTGAACTCGCGTTGATAAAAGCGGCTCTGTTGGATGTGCTGAACGTATCGGACGCGAATGTGCTTGCCAAGCTTGAAACGTTGCGCACACTGTTGGCGGGAACGATCAACACGTCGGATGCCAACGTGCTTGCAACCCTGCAACAGTTGCAAACCAGACTGGCAGCGATAGAGACGAAATTGAACGGCACGCTCCTTACTCAACTAACGGGGAGTAATGCGAAATTAATAAAGAGCCATTTGGGGTTGTCGATAACCAATGCATCCTTTAACGTTGGCGATACGTCAGGGAGTAACGTAAACACCGTAGCTGTCCTCGACGTGTCGATGTACAAAGAAAAACTAATCTTTATTCAAAACAAAGGTGCTGCCGCGTGTAAACTTTGGTCTGTTGGGGTATACGCTGGTACGGGAACTATGTCAGGCACAACAAGGTTGTCGCTTAATACTAACTCTAACAATAGATGGTCCATACCTGCGGGAGCAACTCTACTATTGACCAAAGACGACATAAAAGAATTGGGGCTACCTGTTATTGGTCTCGCAATCGTTTTTTATGACCCTGACAATACATTTTCCACCACGATTGATGTGTTGTTTATGGGAGGGAAGCTCTAATGACAAAAGCTGATGTCTACAAAATCTTTGGTGCAATTGATGTTATTCGGGTTGGGCAATGCACCGTTACTGTTGACGATTTTTTACATGTCGCTGGTTTTTCTGCCGCTCCCGACAATCCCACCAAGCAGGAATTGCACGACATTGACGGTGGTGTGAAGGGGTACGCTGAATTGATCGAATCGGGAAATTATGATTAGACGCTTCTTCAACTAACGAAGATCGATTGTTGAATAACCGGCACGGGAGGTGAGAGCGTGCAACAGGCATATTGGATTAACCAATTCGGCAGATCCGCGGATTACGAATTCGATCCAAACAAGTCATATGATCCGAACGGAGATGCAGCGATAGGGATATTATCTGAGTTTCTCGGTCCAATTGCCGGGTACATTGACCCGGTGTTGCTCGACGCCTTACTGCGCCGCGATCGCGAGTGGCTTGTCAAAGCTGTGATCAACGGAGTTGAATACGACAACACTGTAATTGTCGATTTCGATATCGAATATGGAATCACTTCCGAAGAAGAATTTGAACTTGGAACGGCAAATCTGTCTAAGCTGACGATCCGTCTCCGTACCCGTGACATCATTCCTTCAAATGCCAAAATCGTGCCGTATGTAGCCCTGTCGCTCGCCAACATGACCTGGAACGATGCAAATTACACTTGGGATGAAGCGGATTGGACGTGGGAAGGTGGCAAGACGGAATGGTTGCCACTGGGTGAGTTTTTCGTCGATAAGCGAGAGCGAATTAACGACGTCTGGGAATTCGTCTGCTACGACAAGTTGATGTTTGCGAATGCCGCGTATGTGTCACAACTCACATACCCGGCTACCATGCAGGCGGTATGGGATGAGATTTGCGGGCGTCTTGGTTTTACGTATGACAGTTCTGTCGTCATCAATCCGACCTACAGCATACCCGCAGGCCCGGCGGGATACACATGCAAGCAAGTGATGGCGTTTATCGCCGGTGCAAATGGGGCGTCTGTATATGCTGGACGGGATGGTGTGATCCGGTTCAAACGGTTCACTGCGGAAGATACGCCGGTATTTGAGATGACCGAAGCAGACTATATCCGCGTGAAGCAAACCAACCCGACCAAGACATATACGCGGTTGGTCGTGACGTATGACACGGAAGATCAACTGACGTACGAAGCAGGGACCGGTGATGAAAATCACACGCTTTATCTGACCAATCCGTTGATGACGCAGCAGATGGTCAATAATCTGTTGGCTCAAATCGACGGATTTACCTACGTCCCGATTGAGATGGACGCTCGCGGATATCCGCATTTGGGAGTCGGGGATCGCATTTCATATGAGCGCAGCGAGTCACTGACCTGGTTAGAAGCCAGCATGTCGTGGAACGAAGCGGACTTTCGCTGGGACGGCATTCAGACCTACCAGACTTTGATTTTGCGGCAGACGTTCACCTTCAAAGGCGGTTTGGGCATGTCGCTGGCGGCGCCATCCAAGTCGGAGCAGGAATCGGAGTTTCCGGTGAAAGGCACTCTGACCGAGGCCGTGGAGAGATTGAATCAAAACGCGGTGAAATACGGAAAACCCTACTACGGCGTAACGCACAGCCGCGCCGAAGGCATCGTCGTGCAACGCGAGGATGGCAAGGCAAAAGCCGTTTTCAACGCGGACGAACTTTCATTCTGGGCTGATGGGCAGCGCGCGTTGTGGTTTGATGTTCCGAATTTGCGGTGGAAATTCACGGGAACGCTTGAGGGTGTGGATGGAACATTTTCCGGCACCATCCAGGGCGGTCAGTTCGTCGGTGGTAGCATCACGATAGGTTCTGGGAATAACGTTTTCCGAGCAGATACTCAGGGCATTTGGGCAGGAAATGCGAACTTCAATAGCGCTCCGTTCCGAGTGGATATGTCTGGTCAGTTGGTCGCTAATAATGCTCAGATAACGGGAACCATCACCGGATCGACGATTCAAGGAAGTTTTATTTTCGGGACAGCGATAACCGGTGGAAGTATATCGATTGGAAACGGTCAATTCAATGTAGATTCTTCTGGGTTCATGACAGCAACTGGAGCTCACTTATCTGGTGGTAGCTTAACAGGGGCGGCTATTATTAACGTAACAAATGAAGTGAAAATTGGAAAGAAATTAATTCTTCCAGCGTCAGATGTTTACAATGGAATTTATTGGGGGACAGGGTCTACTTTCGACGCCTATCAAATTTACATTGACATTTTAACAGGAGCGATGCACTTGATTGCGCCGAATGGAATATATGCAAACGGGAACAGAATTGATGTATAATGTTGGAAAAACACGAGGAGTGAAGGCGTTGAGAAAATATATCATTGGCTTCATAGTTGGAGTTTTTCTGACATTACCTGCTGCAATATATGCTGATGAGGTTTCCAATGTAGGGAAGCGCATTGCTGCTGAATTTCCCGTTGTATTGAATGGCCAAGAACTTCCCGTAAAAGCAGTGGCCTTCGAAGGGACTAGCTATGTGCCTGTACGTGCTCTCGCGGAAGCTCTCGGTTTAGAAGTGGATTTTAAAGACAGGGCTGTCATTTTAGAAACAAAGGGGGATTCCGAAGAGGTGACCGAAACGACATTCGAAGGTTTAAAAGCGGTTATCAGCGGTGGGAAGACCTATTTCAATTTAAGGTATTATAGTGAGAAATTCACACCGTATGAATGGGGATATGACAGAACGAGAAATGTAACATATTTAGCCGAATATGAAAGTAAAGAGTCGTCAGTTGTAAAAAGAGTTCTAATGGAAGTCGATCTAAACGACCCTTCTACACACACAGTTTACAAAGGAGAAACATACGTAAGCATTGATTATTACCACGAACCATCCGATTTCGAAGCCGCCGAATAGGACCCAATTGTGCGCGAAGAAATAGCCGCTCATGAGGAGCGGCAGGAATTTGGAAAAGCGGTTATTGCTGCTATCAATCAGGAAATTCGACGGTTTGCCCAGCAACCTCGAGCTCTTTGATCTTGCGCCAACATAAAAGAAAGGTGTTCACGGCTTGAGCAACCTCGTTTTGTGTATATCCGACAGATACATCGTCATCGACGTTTGCAAGATAAATATTTGCGTATTCATCAACGATTGACTTAACAAATTCATGCTTTTTCAAATACAAACCTCCCTTCTTTTGGAATAGGTGGTTTACATACCTATTCGACAGCATGGGAGGTTTTCCTTTCAAACAAACGTTTGGAGGTGCGAAATGCCCAACATCACACACATTCTACGGGCCGAAATCGACCTGTCGCAGCCTGTGCCGGAGCTCTGCGGTGTCATCGCCCACGTGCTGCAGGCGTGGCCGGGACGGGAACGGGAAGTGTTGTCGAAGCTGCGTGAGGCGATCGACGATCATCTGAAAGTCATCGAGAAAGGAGAGAGAGACAACAATGGCAAATCGATACGCTAACCTGGTCGGCAGTAACAAGATCAAGGATGAGTGGCAGAAAATAAACACCGGTTTTGATCTGGTACAGGCTGATATGGATGCCAAACCTGATTCCTCAATCGCCCAAGTCAATGACATCGAACTCGATGCCGACGATACGCTCACAATTGAGGGTGGCACAGGAATCGAAGTCACGACAATTCCCGCGGAGAAGAAAGTCCGCCTCGTGGCGACAGGAACTAGCACACCGGGACCGCACGCCATCGAGCACATTACCGGCGGTACGGATGTGATCCCGGATGCGACGACGTCGTCCAGTGGGCTGATGTCGGCGGCGGATAAAGCGGCATTAGAAAATATGAAACGAATCAACGTCAAGGATTACGGCGCCAAAGGCGACGGGGTGACGGATGATACGGCGGCAATTCAAGCGGCGATTGATGCGGCAAATACTGCAGGCGGAGGTATCGTTTATTTCCCGACCGGGCGGTATGCTGTGAGGTCTACTATACACGTGAAACCCAGGGTTTTGCTGCTTGGAAACTTCAAAATTCAAGACAGAACCGCGAATTCTACAGCGATAGGGTCGACAGTAGCCCCTCAGTTAATTAATTATAATACTGTGTTCTTGTGCTATGGAGGAGACAGCCCATCCACATCAGCACAATTTATAATGGACTACTATTCAGGCATTAGCGGGTTTGTATTCCAATATCCAGATCAAGTCAGTTACACCGAGTCGACACCTGTTCAATATGGATACACCATTGCCACAGACACCAGCCAAGACTATAACATCGATGGTGTATATTTGGAAAATCTGATGTTGTACAATTCCTACCAAGGGATCAGTTTGGATAAAGCCGGACAATTTATTTTGCAAAATATTTACGGTGATTGTTATAAAACGGGTCTGTATATTGATCGATCAAAAGACGTGGGAAGAATTTCACACGTACACTTTTGGACATTTTCAAGAGGGCAGGCCGGAAATCCATTATTTGAGTGGGTCAAAGCGAATGGTCGTGCTTACCATATTCGAGAATGTGACGGAATGACGGCGCATGACCTATTCTGTTATGGTTATTATGAAGGTGTTGTCTTTGACGAAGGGGTCAGCGCCGGACAATATCCTTGGGCAACCATTACAGGGATGATCATTGATGAAACCCAATTCCCGATTACCGTAAATAAAGCGAACACGATACAAATTATAGGCGGTCAATGTTCGGTGGGTGATCGAAAAAATGTGGCGGTAAAAACATCCGATGACATCAAAGGCAGTTTCATCATGGACAGTTACGCTTTCTTTGGTGCGCCCAATGTGACCGCCCATATCAAGTCCAATTCAGGCAACATTGTGTTTAACGGATGCGACTTTGGGTTTGTGTTCGGCGGAACGGGCAATAACACAGGGTATCTATTTGCACCGATCATTTCTGAAGGGAACGCTTTTGTCTATATCAATAGTTGTCCGGGGTTAAAAGATAACAGGATGCTCCCCTTTGGAGGCGGTAATGTGTTTGTGGATGGCGTTCGGATGCCTTCATTGGATACGAACGTAAGCCCGCCAAACTTCGATATGGCTACATTCACCGGGAACGTTCCGGACAATTGGACGGCTCCGAATGGGTCGACTCGATTTTCCCAAATCACAGGCGGGATCAATATTTCACTTGATGGATCATTGACGTCGCCACAAACCTTAGATTATAGCATTCCTGCAAACCAAAGGGCGAAGGGATACTTCATTGTTGAACTAGAATATGAAGTTGTCAATGCATCGGGCGATTGGAAGGTAGATTTCCGCACCTGTGCGAGTGACGGATCAAACGTGACTACACTTTATCAAGCCAGAGACAATCGATCGATTGACTTGTATACCAAAGTGAAAGTGCGATTGCCCTTTTACACGGGTTTTGCAACCAGTACACACGTATTCCGAATTACGGTTCAAACCTTTAGCCCGGCTACTTCTGGCGATTTCAAAATTACAAACATCAAAATGTATGAGGCAAACACTTCCAATTTAAGCGATGAAACGCTAGAATTATTATGCAGGACGATTTATCGTGATCCGTATGTAATGGGAAGAAGATACTTTGTCGAAGGAACCAGACAAATATTCCATTACACTGGCGCTCCTACATTCGGAACATGGAATGTGGGTGATGAGGTAAAAAATATTACTCCTGTGCCGAGTGGTTACGCAGGATATATTTGCACCGCAGCCGGATCACCAGGAACATGGAAAGGTTTTGGGCAAATTCAAGCGTAACAATGAGGGTGGGTGTAGTGACCAAACAAGCCATATTTGATCAATATTTTAAACTGTGGTCTTTGTTTTTGCCGATGACCTCGTTTTTATTGATTCCCAGTATTCAAGGCACTACACCCAGCTATCTTTTTGCTTTTTTCTCCATTGTTTTGGTGTTTATTCTAAAAATCAAAATCAATTACCTGAAATACTGGATGATCTTTGTTATTCTATTTGCTGGATTGACAATAATCAGCCAGTTTGGAACCTATTTTTCAAGTTACGATGTAGGTCACTTGGAACTTGTGGATAAAACAGATAACAGCTTGGTATTCCGGAAATCCTTCTTCACACAAAGTATGTATCTTGTCGCCGCCTTTTCCACGTTTGCATTTATCGCAAATTATTATACGGAGAAGTGGGATAAATATATTTTCCGTGGAGCCGTTTTGTTAATCTGTTATGGAATCTATGAGTTTTTGTATTATCTTATTTTTCATGACAACGGAGATTTTTTAAGCAACCGCAGTTTTGATGATAAAAGTTCGTTAGGACTGGTGGAAACTCATAATGGAAGCTCGTTTCAAAAAATCACTTTTGGCAGCATAACACTGCTCAGGATTGATAGTCTGACCGGTGAACCATCGATGTTTGCATTCTCTTTGCTGCCTTTTTGGATTTACTCCATTCACTTGGGCAAGAAGAAATTATCGATGGTGTTACTGACCGTTATTTTATTGTCTACTTCTACAAGTGCGTTTCTTGGCGTATTCCTGTATTTTATATTTAGATTATTGAAATACGGTCTTAAGGATAAGATGATCTTCTCTTATACAACCGCAGGGATATTGGTCGGTGGGTTAGCGTATAAGGTAATATGGACAGTGTTTGAAAAAGTGATTTTTGAAAAACTCACGTTGCAGAACATTTCTGGCATAGATCGTTTTCGTTTATTTACGGAAAACATCAATTTTTTTGCTGATTTGCACATATATCAAAAAATCTTTGGCATCGGTTTCGGTACGATCCGTTCAACCGACTTCTTTACCACTTTGCTTGTCAATTGCGGTATAGCTGGATTTATCGTGTTTTCGTCTTTATTCTTTTGGCCTTTATTAAAATTAGGACGGGATTATCGAGATATTGGATTGAAGTGGGCTATATTCATTCAGTATTTCATTATGATGATTTCCGTTCCGGAATTTGCTTACTTACCCACATGGTTATTTTTGGGGATTGCATATAAACGAATTTGGGATCGAAGAAAACAATATAAATTAGGATTGACCACTACTCCATAGAGTGGTTTTTTTTTTTTTTTTTTTTTTTTTTTTTTTTTTTAAAAAGGTGAATCCATGGCCACATGAGACCTTTCGGAAGCGAATAGAGCTGGAGAAGTTAAAGGAACAAGCTAAAGACTCCGCGTAAAGCGGGGTTTTTCTTATTACTGCGGGGGTGTAAACGTGGAAAATCTATTCAAATCTGCAGTAGCAGTTGGCGGCGCGGCCGCCTCGTACCTGTTCGGGGGGTGGTCCGCGTTGCTTAACATTTTGCTCACGTTTGTGGTGTTCGATTATGTGACCGGCTTCGCGGCTGCGGCGAAGGAAGGAAAACTTAATTCCGAAGTCGGCCTTTGGGGCATCGCGAAGAAAGTCGGCATCTTCGCGATCGTGGCTGCCGCACATCTCGTTGACTCGGCGCTTGGCGACGCTCATCTTTTCCGCGACGCGGCGATTTTCTTCTTCCTTGCGAACGAGCTTCTCAGCGTGATCGAAAACGCCGGCCGGATCGGGGTGCCGATTCCGCCGGTGTTGCAGCGCGCCGTCGAGGTGCTGCGGGGGAAGTCGGAGGGAGGAAACTCATGAGCGCGGCCGTGACATTCATCGTCCGCATCGCCCCGATCGCCGTCGATCTGCGGGTCGAAGGATCGCCGATTTTCCCTTCCGTTCGGATCGCCCAAGCGGGTCTCGAAACCGGCTGGAGCATCCCTCCTTGGAACAATCTCGGAGGATACAAAGTCGGCAGCGGAAAACCAAATCAGTATTGGAAAGGTCAAGTCGTATACAAAGGCACCTGGGAAGTCTATGACGGCAAGCGCGTGGACATCACGGCCGCGTTTCGGGCGTATGACAGCATCGAGGATTTCTTCCGCGATCAAGACCTGCTTTTCCAGATTCCGCGCTACGACCGTGTCCGGCTCGCTACGACGCCCGAGCAACAGGCCGACATGCTGCAGAAGTGCGGTTATGCGACTGATCCGCAATATGGCGAAAAGTTGAAGCGGATCATCGATAACTATGACCTGAAAAGGTACGACTTAGAGGCGGAGGTGGAGATAACCGTGATCGAAGGATTGAGGAGACAAGTAGAGCAGCTTGCGGCAGAGAACAAACGGCTGCAGCAGCGCGTGGAAAAGCTGGAAAATCGGGCGCGCATGGAAGTGCCGGAGTGGGCGCGCGAAGCCGTTGACGCGGCGGTGGCGGCCGGCATCGTCGACACGCCGGACGGCGGCAGTTATGATTTTTACCGGCTGTTGACGGTGATGTATCGGCGTGGGCTTATTTGAAATTCCCCTGGGAAAATGAACGAATCCCCACCTTGGCCGTCATGGCTGGGTGGGGAAAATGTCTGCCACTGTTATCCACCTTCTCGAAAGGACGGGGCCTAGCCCTGCTTATTGCGGTATTTTCGTAACGATTGAAACTTTGTATCCATGAGACTCGACTATTGCCCGCGCATCTTTCTTACCGTCCGCCACGACTTCGATCATCTTCCCACAGCGCGTATATACTTGATGCTTAGCGCATTGGAATTTATACTCGGCTTGCGGTCCAATTCTGTTATACATGTTCATTCCCTCCAAAATGTGTTATGATGGAGGGGAGAGCGGCACCCATGTCACTCTCCCCGAAGCCTGCCGGTGTGTGAGACCGGAAGGCTTCAAAGTTTCCTACTTATTCGTGAAAATAATCAAGGTGAAATTCGTCAAGATCGACTGCCTCAAAACCGTGCTCCCGACAAAACGCTTCCTCGTCGAAATTAACCAGCTCCAAGGCTTCTTCGATCGAGAGACTACGATTTGTCAAAACAGTACCGACCTCAATGTTTTCATAGTACACTTTTACTTTTGCCATCCTTACCATCTCCTTTTGATTATTTTTTTGTCGTCCCCTGTTGTTAATTCAAGTATAACATATAATTAATTATATGTAAAGAGGCTTTGAATAAATTTTTACCTGATCCGTTTGTTTTTTGCATACGCCTCCAACTCCACACGGAGGTAGAGGCGAGTTTTACGCTTATCTCCGAACTCGACAAACGGGACGATACGCCCTGTTGCCACCGATTGATTGAACCCCGAGACGGATTGGCCCGTGATCAAGCGGGCCTGATCCTGCATGACCAAGTTTTCCTCAATCCATTTTTTGATCTCTTCCAGTTGCATCACTTTTGTCTCCTTCCAAGTATGGTTTGTGATACAGTTCCTCCGCACGATGCCGGGCGGATATGGCGTCGTTCACGTCGTCGAAATATCCCAACGTGATCTGCCTACCGCGAAAACCAATATACGCTTTCCACTTTTTTCGAGACTCCAGCCACATCACACCCTTAATGCCGCTTTTGCTGTCGCGGTGCGGCTTGACGCGAAGCGCTGACTTGCGCGTCCCATCGATACGGTCGGCGGCGATGTGCCGTTTTATGCCGCGTTCGCGCTTGACCGGCTGGATGCACCCGCAGCTTTTGTAATGGCCGTGCCGGAGCGCGTAGCCAAGTACAAGCGTTGTATTGCCGCAGGCGTGACATTTGCACTCCCACATGCGTGTGCCCGTCTTGTGCTTGACGTCGCTGAGGCGGATCACCTCCAATTCGCCGAATCGTTGCCCGGTTAGGTCGATGCGTGGAGGCATTACGCCGCGACCTCGCTTGCATCGATGCGGCGGATTTCGCCGGCAACCACTTGGATATAGTACCGATTACCATTTTCGCACACGTCATAGATACCATCGGTCAGCGTCCAGACATACTCACCGTAGCTGTCGGATTTGACGAATTGGCGCTCGAATTTGTACACCGGGTGTCTTCCGACGATTCGAGCAACCCAGGTCTTTTGTTTACGGTTCGGCTCGCGCAACTCGATAGTGACGTACTTCGGCTTGCGAGCCTCCGCCCACGCTTGGCGGAGTGCCAGGCTCATCCGTGCTGCATAGTGGCCTTCCATCGTACGCGCGATTTCGTGCGCTCTTTTCATGATTTGTGCTTTCATCTTCATCCGCTCCTTTCATTTTCTATATAGATAATAACATATAAATAATTAAATGTAAAGTGGTTTTTAAAATTTTTTGATGAAAATAGCAAATCCCCACCTGGGTCGCTGTGACCGGGGTGGGGAGTTGAGGTTTTGGTCGGAGTGGGACGCCCCGGCACAACCAGGGCATTTATCATTTTCTAAAAAACTCTTTTAGACCTTCCGTCCATAACGCAACTTCTCCCGTCACCCTCCCGTCATCATATACCGTAACGAGAAAATCTTTTACACCGTATACCGGGTCGATATAGTCGAACATCTCTTTCCCCTTCGTGATGAACTCGTCGCGGTGTTCGGGTTCGATCACTTCCGCGATGTCGAACAGACTGTTCGAATAATATTCCGTGCGGCCTTCATGAACATACTTCCGAATATCCTTCATCTTCTTCGTCTCCTTTCTAAATACCGGCTTTTCGCCAGCTTCAACTCGCTCACAAAATTCCAAAATCGCACTTTCGATGATCGTTGTCTTATCCACGCCCGCCTGGGCGGCCGCCCGGTCGAAACGTTCGACCAGGTCGGCGGGGATGCGAAACGCGCGTAGAATGCGAGTCATTCGGCCATCTCCTCCATTTTCGGGTTGATCTCGCGGACTTTGTCCCAAATCATCTTTTTGATCTCGTTTCTCAAAAATTCCTGAATTTCAGGATCGGCCCAGGTCAAATCACGTTCACGGTAACTTTGCCGATACATTTCTCCGGTCGGTACGTCATAATACCAGCTACCCTCAATGCTTCTTGCGATTCCGACGACGTTTCCATTTACATTTTTTTGATCGATCACTTTGATGCTTGCATCAATGTATACGCGATGCTTTCCGTACTTTTTCCATTCACGTCCCGTTGCTTCTTTGACAATGTCTTTCAGCCGATCGGTTGCTTTTCCCATTTCCTTGACGATGCGCCACGCCACGCGAAGCGCTTCTGCGAAATAATCGCGCACCTTCCCGCCGAATTTCTTTTGTCCCTCCCGAGCGATTTCCCAAGCTTTCCGCATGACGTTTTGCATCTTTGTTCATCTCCTTTCCTTATCTTGATTTCATTATAGCTTATGTATATACAATTGTAAATACGAACAGATGCGAACAAATTGTGAAATATAAAAAACCACCAACATTTCGCTGGCGGTGATATACTATTTTTGGTAAAATTTATTCGACCGGAAGCACCGGCACAAAAAACCCCCGTATGCGGAAGCGCCGCTGCGGGGGATTTTTCTTGCCCACAATTTGCCCACAATGCGCAAAATTTTTGCCTGTTTTCGCCTGTTTTCAAACGGGCAAAGACGGGCAGTCGAAAACGCCGAAATGCCTTAATGCGACGGGGCGGAAAGGGTTTTCGAGTGAAAAGACGGGCAATCGAATATTAAACGGAGATGATGTTTCCTGTGGGTCTATGAACCGCGTAATTGCAATGTTTCCCGTCAGCGTAATATACAATTGCCCACATTTTGCCCACATCGGATTGATTATTTTAGACCGCCCATTAACTCTTCGAATTTCTGGGAGGCCTCGCGCTTTAATTCTTTAGTAACGTGTAGATATACCATCCTGGTCATTTCATCGTTTTTGTGACCGAGCCGATCTTGAATGGTTTCAAGAGAGACGCCAGCGGCGGCCAATAAGGACGTGTGCGTGTGCCGCAAAGAGTGCGGCGACAAGGACGGATTCAAACCTGCAATTTTGAGCAATCGCCGCATTCTCGTCCCGATATCTTTCTGCATGAATGGGTAGCCATATAATTTATAGCGATCATTGATCTTCGTAAAAATAAAATCGCCGTCGTGGTATGTGTCGCGATATTTCATTTTCACGACGTTCTGATTCCTCCGTTGTTCCTCCAACGCCCGCAAAACGGTGTCGCTGATCTCGACGATCCGTATGGATGATTTGGTTTTCGGCGGTACGAGCCGATATTCTCGCGTGTTGTTTTTCTCATTGTCCAGCGTCTTGGTGATGGACAACGTTTTTTCTTCCTTGTCTAAGTCTGACCATTTCAAAGCGCACAGTTCACCAACACGAATTCCGGTATAGGCTAGGGTGACAAAAATAGCGTAGTCCTGGAAGTCAAGTCCGTGTTCGGGAATAATTTTCAGGAAACGTGCGAGTTCTTCCTTCTCCATAAACTCGGGAAGTTTCTCCCCGGATTCAATTTCCTCAACAGTCTGTTGCTTGCCTGGAATCTCCGCTCCTGCTGCTGGATTCGCCTTGATGATCCCGAGATCGTGTGCCTTTTGGAAAAGAAGCCTTCCGGTGGCATGGATGCTGACGAGCGTTTCTTTTTTATATTTTTTACCTAACTCAATCAGCATATCCTGATACATCTTCTTCGTGATGTCCTTTAGTTTGATATTTTGAAAATGATTCTGTAAATTTTTGCAGCATCGTCTCCTAACTCTCACCGACCCAGTTTTCACTTTTCCGGAAGATTCATACAGCTTCAAAAATTCCGGGACGAATTCTGCAAAAGTGATGTTTTTCTCGTCAACATAGATGCCCTTCTCGATCTCCGCAAGAATCCGCTTAGCTTCAGCTTCGGCTTCTGCTTTTGTTTCAAATCCGCGCGTTTCTTTCTGCTTGCGCTTTCCCGTTACCGGATCAATGATGTGGTACCGGTACGTCCATTTTGCGCCGCACGTACAGCGTTTCTTTTTGCACGTGCAGCCGCGACGACGGAATGAACCAATCATAGTCTATACCTCCCTCTCCGGTTTGAAATGCCCCATGTATACGCCGCAGATCGTGACCTGATTTGGCGCTACCTCTATTGCGTCATATTCCTCATTCTCCGGCTCAAGCCGAATGAGCGGCGAGTCAGCCGACCAGCGGATGCGCTTCAGTGTACCCTCTACGTTATCATTGATAAGAGCCGCTACAATTTGTCCGTTGTAGTCGGCCCATGGTGCTTGTCTCATATATACGATGTCGCCGTCTTCGATCCCGGCGCCAATCATGGAGTCGCCTTTGACGCGCAAGGCATAGTCGGGTTGACGTTTGGTTCGGAACGGGTAATAAATGTATTCTTCGATGTTTTGTTCAGCAAGAAGGCCGTCACCGGCGCAGATGGTGCCAACTAAAGGTATTAACAAATTCACATCCTGTGATTTAAAATCCTCACCGTTAAAAAATGTCTGTACAGACACACCAAATATTTCAGCAAGGACAGTAAGCTTATCCATCAGCGGTCTGTTTTCGTTGCGCTCCCACGCAGACACTGCTGTTGGAACCACGTCGAGCATTTTTGCCAATTGTGCTTGGGTAAGACCTTTGCTTTTTCGTAATTTTTTAATTTTGTCCCCTACTTTCACCTTTCCAACACTCCCTTCACAGATAATATAACACCAATGAGTAAAAAAGTACAGAAAAACTGTAAAATATTTTTTGTCTACCAGATTTTAATTGTTTTCTGCAAAAACGTGCTTGCATATACAGAAAATCTGTAGTATATTTTACTCGGGAGGTGATAAAAGTGAAGTTCACTATCGAGCAGGCCAGACTTCTGTCAGGTCTGACCCAAGTGGAAGTCGCCGCAAAACTTGGAATGTCTGAAAAAACTTACATCCAATACGAGAAATACCGGAAGGTGTTCAGGATGGACACCGCCGCTAGATTTGCGGAGATCGTTAATTTGAGTATCGACCAAATAATTTTTTTTAAACCCGAAGTACAGAAAATCTGTAGTTCAGCATAAAAGAAAGGAGGAGTCAAGTCCATGCAACAAGTTAACGTCGAAGCGTTGATAGAACAGATCAAAGCGGAATTGCGAGCCGAGATGATACGGCCGCGATACGAAAACCCGCACTGGTCAGAGATTAAGCAACTCATTCTTGAATCGTTCCCGAATCTTCCAACATACGGTCATTACCAAATCATTAACGGACTCTCGCCGGTCGTGCGGTATATGTTCGGACTTAACCAAATCAAACACATCAATGCGGAGCAGGCGAAGGCGGTAAAAGAAGCAGTCAAACTGTTGATCGTTGCCGCAAGGAAAAATGCAGAACGTCAAATTTTGAAGAATGTGGAAGGAGGTAACACGCCATGACCACCGACACATTACCACCCATCCTCACGGTCAAGCAAGTCGCCGCCCTCATGGGCTGGCATCCTAACACGGTATACCTTCGCTGCACGAGCGGGGAACTTCCCAGCTTCAAGAGCGGAAACAGTCGGCGGATCAGGCGGGAAGCATTTTTGGAGTGGATGCAACGGCTAGAAGAGGGTAATGCCTCATGAACGCCGTCGACCGCCGCATCGTCGAACTCGCGATCATCGGCAAGCACCGGCCGCTCAACGCAACTGAGGCGCGTGAGTGGGAAGAATCACGCCGGTATGCGATCGATCGTGAATGGCGGCTCGCCCGCGTCATGAACCTGATGTGGATGGCCAGGAAGACGCGGGATTGGAAGTGGTTTGAGCAGCTGGCGAAGGAGCATTGCAGAGTAATGAGGATGTATTGAGGGGAGGTGAAGGGGATGAACGCACAAAAAGCAGAACTTGTCACATTAATCTGCAAGGAATGCCAAAAGCAAGGACTTACACGCAAAGACCTCAAGGAAAT